AATGAAAAGATAGTTGAAGAATGGCAAGACAAAGCTCGTGAAAGAAAGACAGTAATCTTTTGTAGCACCATTGTTCATGCACAAGATGTGTGTGATGAGTTTAGACGTAAAAATATAAGAACAGAAATTGTTACTGGTGATACACCAAGCGAACAAAGAAAACAAATCTTACATGATTTAGAGCATGGTGATGTTCAAGTTGTGGTCAATGTTGCCGTATTGACTGAGGGATTTGACGCACCACCAATAAGTTGCATTGTCTTAACAAGACCATGCTCATACAAATCAACTATGGTGCAGATGATTGGTCGTGGTCTTAGAACAGTCAATCAAGAAGAACACCCTGGCATTATTAAGACAGACTGTATTGTTCTAGACTTTGGAACAAGCGTACTTACTCATGGCTCATTAGATGAAGGCGTAGATCTTGATGGAGCACAAACGAACAAAGCTGGTTCTGCTCCAACTAAAATATGCCCTGAATGTCAGTCAGAAATACCTTTGTCATCAAGAGAGTGTGCTATTTGCGGACATGAGTTTGGCACACAAGATAAAGAAGTTCTTGATGATTTTGTTATGACTGAAGTTGATTTAATTGACAGATCACCATTTAGATGGCTTGACTTATTTGAAAACAAGAGATGTGTCATGGCTAGTGGCTTCAATGGATTTGGACTGGTTGCACATTTAGATGAGCTATCTGTAGCCCTTGTGAAGCGTAACAAAGGGCGTTTAAGAGTTATTAGTGTTGGAACTAAAGAACAAGCAGTTGCATCTGCTGATGACTTTCTAAGAGGCATTGAAGATGGTGATGGTTCAAAGAAAGGTAAAAGATGGTTAAATCAAGGCGTGACAACAAAACAAAAGAACGCTTTGGGCATGTTAGGTCAATATATTAGACCAATGGATTTTAGTTGGAATAAATACAAAGCAGCTTGTTGGTTAAATTATTTGTGGAATAAAAAAGATATTGATGCAAAAATTTTAAATTATTATGAGGGAGATGATAATGCAGCGTAGTGAAGCATTAAAAAAAGCAGATTTATTAATCAATGGCTCAAGAGCAAAAACTCATGGAGATGCTACAGAAACTCACACATACATAGCTCAAATGTGGAATATATTATTAAGAAAAAAATTAAAAGAGCCTCTTGATATACATGATGTATACAGAGCTATGATTGGTATTAAACAAATTAGAAACAGTCAGAATCCAAAAGTTGAAGACAACATGATTGATGTTATTGGATATGCAGCATTAGCAATAGAGGCAAAAGATGGCAAGAATGGAAGTTGAGTACACTCTTCAAGAAGAAAATGATGTGGGTGTTGAAAATTTTAAGTTTGGAAAAATGTTCGTTCAGTTTAGTTTTACAGACCCTATGGACATAACATTTGATAAATTAAACAGAAGCCTAGATCGTATTTGTAATTTAAACAAACATGAAGTTTTAGGTCTTAGTTTTGTAGCTAAGTATGATGAGATAGTTATAGCTGAAGGTTCACTTTATGCGGAAGGAGAAGGTAGATGGATTACCCCAGTATCGGAGACGATTCACTAAGAAACTTAACTAAGTTATTTGCAAGATTTAGTTGGGAAAAAAAACTCTGTGATTTAACAGAAGAAGAAATAAAAGCAACAGTTACAATAATTCAATTCTCAAAGAGGGTAGAGCAAGATGAACAATTTAACAAACAAGAACTCGACGGATTACTTCTTAAATATGTCCACGGAGAGATTGAAAAGCCAAAACAAGATGAAATCCCCTTTTGAAGAAGTTATTGATAATACTATTGTAGAGAAAAACAAAAGAGAACCTAGAAGAAGATATCTGGGTGGATCTATGTTAGGCGATAAGTGTGCTAGAAAAATACAATACACATATCAAGGTCAAGAGCCTGATGAAGAAAAACAATTTACTGCACAAACTTTAAGGATATTTCAGTTGGGTCATGAACTAGAAAATAGCATGGCTGGTTGGATAAGAAATGCAGGATTTGATTTAAGAACTATGGATAGCAATGGCGAACAATTTGGTTTCTCCGTAGCTAATGATGAAATAAAAGGTCACATAGATGGTGTGATATGTGGTGGTCCAGTTGATGTACGTTATCCAATGCTTTGGGAATGTAAGTCTGCTAATGAAAAGAAGTTTAGAGATTTTAAGTTTAAAGGTATAAAGGCTAATCCAACTTATGAAGTACAAGTGGCTTTGTACCAGGCTTACATGGAATTAACAGACAATCCATGTTTGTTCACAGTTATAAACAAAAACACATGTGAGATATTTTATCAACTTGTTCCGTTCAATCAAGAACTTGCACAGTATGCAAGTGATAGAGCAGTTGACATATTAAGAGCATCAAAGCAAAAAGAGATGTTGCCGAGAATTGCACAAAACAAAGATATATTTGATTGTCGTTTTTGTCAGTTTTCAAATACTTGTTGGAGTGGGGAGTGATGGCGATACGGAAGGTAGCAAGGTATCGCCATCGTAGGAGATGGTAATGAATATTGTTAAATTTGGCAATAATAAACGGAATATGGACTCAAAAGAACTTGTTGAATTGATAAGTGAAAAAGTTCCGTCACATGTTCAAATAAATTTACTTAAAGAAACTTATCCACAAGGCGTGATAAGAGGGGATCAATTTACTATTGGTTCTCTTGGTGGCGAAGCTGGTAAGTCATTAAAGATTGATATAAATCCTAGATCTCCTTACTTCATGAAAGGACAAGATTTTAATGGTGCAGATGGCGTAGGCGGCATTGTTAAAATATTGATGGAGGGTAGAAGAATGAAATTGTCAGAAGTAAGAGAGTTATTTGCAAATTATATTGATGACAACATTCCAACTCCAGTTGAAACAATAAGCTCTATAATACAACCAGAAGCAAAACAAATTAATATCAACACACCATTTGATAGCGAACATAAGTATCTTAATGCACAAGGTGAGCTACTTTGTCTTGTTCGTAGATACAACGCCAAAGATGATAATGGTAATCCAGTATTAGATGCACATGGCAAGCCAAAGAAAGAATTTAGACAATTTACTGGTGGTAGCAATTATCCTCGTATGCCAGATGTTCGCCCATTATATAACATTCCAAACATATTAGCCTCAGATAAAATTATTTGGGTAGAGGGCGAAAAGTGTGCAGATGCCTTAAATGAGCTTGGATATACTGCTACTTGTACTATGGGTGGTGCAGGTATGTTGTCAAAGAAATCTGCAAACTTATTTGACTTTTCACCATTGCATGAAAAAGAACTGGTCATATGGCCAGACAATGATACGGCAGGTCGTAAAGTTGCAGAACTTGTACAAGAGCTTGCTCTTAATGCAGGAGTGAAGTCAGTAACCACATTGACACCACCAAGAGGTAAGCCAGAAAGATGGGATGTTGTAGATGCTATAGCTGAACAATTTAACATCAATGAATTTCTCAACACTAACATTAAGCAAGTTAAAAAGAACATTAATCTTCTAGATGACAGTCTTCTTATAAATAGATTTGTTGGAGAAGCACCAGAGCAAAAGTTTTTGATAGCGAACACATTGCCATTAGCCGTGCCAATTATATTCTCTGCCGCAGGAGATAGCGGTAAAGGTATGATGACATTAGACTTAGCTATGAAAGTTTCAAGTGGTCAAGCCATGCAAGAAGCATTTGGTGGCATGATAAGTGAGTTTGGTAATTCTATAATATTTACTGCTGAAGATGATGAAGCAGAGATGCACAGAAGAATAGAAAGGCTTGATTTTGACAATCAAAGAGCTAACTACGAGCATGAACTGCGAATCGTGAGCTTGCCTAATGTTGGTGGTGTGTTTCCTATACTTCAAGAAACACATGATGGCTATAGAACAAGTGATGAATTTGATAAGTTATATGAACAAATTCTACAGATGAAAGATTTAAAACTTATTGTCTTTGACCCATTAGCATCTTTTGTTCATGCAGATGTAAACTCAGACCCCGCGGCGGGTGCAGCTTTAACT